TTGTTAATTTGGAAGCACCACGAAAAGCATACTCTAAAGTAATAGCTCCCGTTCCAAAACCCCAGTTAGCATCTCCAGTGTTATTCGCAAATTCTGTAAGTTTATCAACACCAGACCAGTTTTGAGCTCCAAACCCTGTGAATGATGTTCCACCGGTGAGTATAACCTTGGCGGTAGCGCTTGTTGCTGTGTAAGTGTGGTTTAAAGTAGTACTAGTAGTCCCATCACCCCAATCCACAAAAAAAAGCCCTGAAACTTGAAAAGGTAAAGAAATAGCCCCAATTGCAGTTGCGCCGTTGTCAAAAGTGAAGTCTAATGTGGGTGTGAAATTAAAGAAAGTTGAAGTTGGAGTCTCCCCAAATCCGGCTGTACCAGTATAGGTGCTAATCATAGCGGTTGCACCTTGGAACATATTGCTATAATCACTTACAGGACCACTAAGGGTATTCCAGCGTCGAATATATTGGTTAAATGCTGACGCATTATTAAACATATAACTCATATCAGTTACATTACTGGTATTCCAACCTTCAATATTTTGGTTAAAAATCGCAGCAATCGAAAAAATAGAACCCATATTGGTCACATTCCTGGTATCCCAACCTCGAATATCTTGGTTAAACGCATACGCAGCATAAAACGTATCAGTCATATTATTCACATTAATGGTATTCCATGTTAAAGGATTCGCACCATTATTACCACTATCACCATTATTAAATGCTACCGCATTACTAAAGATACGTGCTATACTGGTCACATTCGATATGTCCCAACTTGAAATATCTTGGTTAAATCCTCGAGCCTCACTAAACATAGCCTCCATATTGGTCACATTACTGGTATTCCAACTGCTAATATTTTGATCAAATGCTGACGCGCCAAAAAACATAAGTTCCATATTAGTTACATTACTGGTATCCCAACTTGAAATATCTCCATTAAATACTGACGCATTACCAAACATACCATACATATGATTGGTTCCAACAGGAATAGTAGATGGAACACTTGTTAATTTACTCGCATTATAAAACGCAAACTCTAAACTAATATCTCCCGTTCCAAAACCCCAGTTAGCATCTCCTGTGTTATTCATAACGCTCGTAAGAACTGCAACACCAGACCAGTTTTGAGCTCCAAACCCTGTGATTGTTCCAGCGGTGAGCTGAACCTTGGCGGTAGCGCTTGTTGCTGTGTAAGTGTGGCTTAAATTAGTGTCGGTAACTCCATCACCCCAATCCACCGAAACAGCTGTACCTGAACCTTGATAAGGTAAAGTAACTAAACCAATCGCACTTGCGCCGTTGTCAAAAGTGAAGTCTAAACCTTGGTTAAAGAAAGCGGAAGTTGGAGTATAATTTGGTGAGGTTCCAAATCCTGTTACACCAGTATAGGTGCTAATCATAGCGGTTGCACCTTGGAACATATTGCTATAATCACTTACAGGACCACTAAGGGTATCCCAGCCTCGAATATTTTGGTTAAATGCTATCGCACCAGTAAACATATATTGCATATTATTTACATTACTGGTATTCCAACCTGAAATATCTCTATTAAATGCTGACGCACCATTAAACATAAAATTCATACTAGTTACATTACTGGTATCCCAATTACTAATATTTTGATCAAATACTGACGCAGCAGTAAACATAAATGTAAAATTATTGGTTCCAACAGGAATAGTAGATGGAACACTTGTTAATTTAGAAGCACGCATAAAAGCATACTCTAAAGTAATAGCTCCTGTTCCCCACCCCCAGTTATCATCTCCTGTGTTATTCGCAACGCTCGTAAGAACTCCAACACCAGTCCATTCGTAGCTACCAAACCCTGTGATTGTTCCACCGGTGAGCTGAACCTTGGCGGTAGCGCTTGTTGCGGTGTAAGTGTGGGTTAAACCAGTGTCGGTAACTCCATCACCCCAATCCACCGAAAATGTCAACCCTGAACCATGATAAGGTAAAGAAACAGCCCCAATTGCAGTTGCGCCGTTGTCAAAAGTGAAGTCAAGAGACATCGTACTATAAGTATATATAAAAATATAAAAATATAAAAATATAAAAATATAAAAATATAAAAATATAATTCTTGCTTAGTTTATTTATTAAAAAATAAAAGTATAAGTATATATAGATAATTTATCTAAGTATGGATGTAGATAAATTATTAAACGCCTTAGATAATGAAAATAATAGTCGTTTAATTAATATGGATACAACCCAAATAGAAAATATGAAAAGGGATATCCTAAAAGAATTAGAATTAAATGATGAAAATTATAATGATTATTTAAAAAAACTAAAAGAATATATTTACATTGATGAGTTAAATGACTTAAAAGAAGGAGGATTTATAAGATGGATTCAATTAAATAATGATGATATATATTTAACCCAAGGAGGTATATTTTGTGAAACATTAATAACAGATGAAGGAATTAAACTAGTATGTAAAAATTTTGCTAGAAGACATTTTGAAATAATGATGGAAGATTGTCTAATATTTCAAAAATTATCAGGACAAGAATTAGTATTATTATCTGCGCTTGATTATTTGTCTGAAAAATAGTTTATTTGAATGGTTTGTAAATTAATCTTCTATGCCATAAATCTCCATAAGAAGGGACCTTGCTAAACCTTGTTAATTCTTGATAATAATTTGTACACATTTGTAAAATACGTTTTTTTTTATGAAAAATAAACTTATTATCTTTTCTGAGAATATGTTGCATATCAATATTACTTTTAATTCTATTTTTATTTTCTATGTTAACATTATCTATATATGAATATAATTTGTATCTAAGTAATACAGGACCTGTGGGACATAATTGATTTGCTCCATAATAATTAGTATTTACATTTACAATAATTTGACGGATACATGCTAATAAAATAGGATTATTTGGACTACAAACCATTAATGCGTTGTAAATATCTAGATTATTATTATCTAATACCCAATGTTCATTATTAATGACTTGATTAAAATTAAATCCATTAACACATTTATATTTAATATCTAAATATATTCCACCTGTTTTGTATAATACGCAATATCTCCATAAATCAGCTTTATAAGCCCCAGGTATTAATCTATCAAACGCATTTAATGTAGCACTATCATAATGTTCTTTAATAAACTCTCTACAATCATTATCATCAAAAAAATTATATGTAAAATCAGGATGATTATTTTTTATTTGATTTACTGACAATTCAATATTAGGTGGGAGTTTATGAGAATGCCATGTTTGATATATTATTTTTGGAATAGTTGCTAAATTAATATCAAATGGTGCAACATGTTTGTAATGAACATTATTCTCATTAGCAATAGTTTGTTTGTTTTGTATTTTATGTATTTTATATTTATTATGAGCAATATAATTTTGTATTTTATTTTCTCGTGTTCGTGTGTTTATATTTTTAGTAGATAACCTTAACCTTAATGAAAAATGATCCATTATATATATATATAAATTGTTATAATGTATATGCTATTTATACTAATTTTTAATATTATATAATTTTATGGATGGCCATCAAAAAATCATAGTATTTGATTTGGATGAAACATTAGGATATTTTACAGAATTAAATATTTTATGGAATATTTTAAAGGACTATGCTAAAACCCAAAGTTTAAATGTATCTAGTATATTTAATCAAAATTATTTTAATAAATTATTAGATTTATATCCTGAGTTTATGAGAAAATCTATATATTCTATATTACATTATGTTAAATATAAAAAAAAGAGCGATGAATGTTATAAAATATATATTTATACCAATAATCAATGTTTAGGTAACTGGGTTGATTTAATAAAAAATTATATAGAATATAAAATACATTTTAGTCTATTTGATGGTATAATTAAAGCATATAAAATAAAAAATAATATCATAGAGCCAAATCGTTCAACAAGTGAAAAAACATACGATGATTTTATAAAATGTATTGGAAATGCAGAAAATAATATTAAAATATGTATGATAGATGATACAAACTTTCCAATAAGAGAACATAAACAAGTAACATATATTAAAGTAGTTCCTTATATTCATACGATATCATTTATCTCTCTATTTAAAAGATTTACACATAGTGAATTATATACAATTTATAACAATGATAAAACACATTTTATAGATTATGTATTATCACGATTAAACAATAATATAATTAAATACAAAAAAAAACTATACATAGAAACGATTATAGATAATATTAATAGTAAACGTATTATGGTAAAAATACAAGATTTTTTTAATCCAAACAAAAGTAAAGGTTTAAATAAATATAATAAAACCCGAAAAATAAGACATTAAAAGGTGTTAAAAGGTGTTAAAATAATGCTATATTTTAGCATATTCATGAAACATATAATTTTTCAGGTAATAAATATATGTTCCTATAAATACAGCAAAGTATAGAGATTCTGAAAGAATAATTTAGGATGGTATTTGAATAGAAAAAATGATTTTGTATATTGAAATGTATAAAATAAAATAAAATAAAAATAATTGATAGTTATAATTATATTATATTATATTAAATATATGAATAATAATTGTAAAACAACATCATCACAATTATCAAATGAATTAAATGAACGTATGTATGATAGGAATATTCCCTCCGGTCCTTTACAGCCTTATATAGATGTACGACCAGTTATGACAAAATATTCAATTATGCCAATAGTTGATCCACGTGCCCCAATTAAAAGTCCTATGGTTCAAATGCCTACTTACAATATTAAAAATACATTTAATCCAGGTAATACCCAATCTCCTTGGTCTGGATTTGCAACAAATATAAATACAGAATCAGAATTACGTAATCAAGTATTTGCTCTTCAAAAGTGTTCCCAAAGTAAATATGTTCCTTCTTCATCAAGTAGTTTGTATATAAATACAATCTCTCAACAAGATATTCTTGTTCAACCATTTCCAGAATTATTTAGAAAAGAAAAGTTTCAATCCTTTGATCCAAATTGTGAGAATGTAGGAAAAAATATTTTTAATAATTATACAAGAACGCAATTACGTGTTCCTCTAAACAAGTAAACATATTATATTTGTGTAATATATTGTGTAAAAAGAAAAATCTTTTTATACAATATGAGTAGAAAAACTAATAAAAATAAGTCGTCTGATAATAAAAAAACTCGAAAAAATAGTAATGGAAAATTGATGTGTAGTCCAAATCCTTACAAAAACAATTTTAGTTGTTTTACGAATAATACTCTATTTAAGATGAAAAATAAATGGAATATGCGTCATCCAGATTCAAAAATAAGATCCATGAACCCGAAAAAAATATGGGATGAATTAAAAAGTAAAATGTCAGGAACTTGTTACCAAGAATCTTGTTGGCTAAAAGAAAGTTTTTCAGGTGGTGAATTAAAATATGAATTAAATAAAACATTTGCCCCTGAGGCACCTCGTAGTTGGAACTTAAATCCAACCGAATGGTTATCTAGTGAAGATATTATAAATGTTATGCAACAATATGAAAAAAGTTATAAATGTTTTAATTTTTTAGGACCTTCACCAATTGATTATGACTCACATAAGGCGTATGGAGAATGTGTATGGGAAGAATTATGTCATTTTAATTTACAAGAACAACTTGATAATAATATAAATAAAATAGGTATAATTTTTAATTTAGATCCACATTATAAAGGGGGTTCACATTGGGTATCTATGTTTATAAATATAAAAAAAGGATGGATAATGTATTTTGATAGTGGTGGTGATGCCATTCCTGAACAATTAATGAAGTTTGTTAACAAAGTAGTTTCTCAGGGTGTTCAATTAAAAAAATCAATACATTTCAAGTTTGATCAAAATTATCCGAAAGAACACCAAAAATATGATACAGAATGTGGGATGTATTCTTTGTATTTTATTATTTATATGTTAAAAGATAAGCATACTAAAGAATATTTTAAAACACACACTATACCAGATAAAAAAATGGAAGAATTTAGAAAAATATTTTTTAATGAAAAATTATAAAATAATATATATACGATAGCGTAAATATATAAAGTTTTTTTTTGTTGTATAGTATAGAATGTTTAATGATAATACTAATTTTAGTTCCAAAGATAATATAAGTTTATTATGGGAATTAATAATTGAAAATGATCAAATAAAATATGTAATACAAGATACTAGTAATAAACGTAAAATGTATGAATATTATATTAATACATTAAATAATTTTAATATTAGTTCTATAAATACTAATAATTTATTAGAAATAAATAAATCATTTATTTCTCATTTTATGCGTAGTTTGAAAAAACATATACCAAGTAAAAAAATAAATATATCAAAAGCAGAGGCGACAGATGTATCATTAAAAAATAAGGTTATAACTATAGAAGAATTACATAATAAAAGGTTAGATGAGTTTGAATTAAATGTAAAGAAAAAACAAGAAGAGTTTAATGAAATAAATAAAGTAAATATACCGGAACAACCAAATTTTAGCGAAAAAATAGATGAACCAATAACAGAAAAAATGGAGGATTTAGTATCTAAAGTCATTGCTGATAGGAACTTAATAGAAAATACTATTGATCACTCACCACAAATATTACTATCACAAATTACACCAGATTCAAACTCTTCAGATGAAACATTATTTAATAAAAGTGAAAAAAAAGTATCATGGGGAGAAAACGAAGAATATGATAATATAAATATAATAAATATCATAAGAGATATTAATAGAATTAATGGCCGTATTGAGAAAATGGAAGATATGTTATCTGAGATACATAGTAAAATAGTTACAAATAAACCAATAAACCCTATAACTATTGTTATTAGTGATAAAGAAATAGACAATATTATAGATGATGATGTATGTGAGGTCGCGTTATAATATATAAAACATTATTTAAATATATAATGTTATTGTTTAACATGGCATATGATAATAAAAATACAGATACTTTAAGTGATAATAAGTGGTTTTCTAAGGGTTATCCTTCAAATCCATCTTGGGGATGGAATAAAGCATCCCCTAAGAAATCGCTATATGATATTAATATGGCACACACAGCTAATAGTTTTATGTTGAATTTAGTTGAATTAGTGCATTGGGCTCCAATTATTCCAGCATTTTTAATGAGTCAATCTATATTTAATAATAGTGATGAATGGAATGATTATTTTGATAATGATAAAACAAGAACACTTATATTCCTTCTTTCTCCGATAATTTCTTTTTTTGGTGGACTTCCTGGTATTATGATGCATACATATGAAGGTTGGCAAGTCGCCCCTTTTGATAGTCCATTAAGAGGGAAATTAGAGAATACAAATGTAATTGTTTCTGATAAGAATAATCAGTGGTTAAGAATAGTTGCTTATTTTTTTATTTTTAATATGCAGTATATTGGATTACAATCATTTTCATATGCTGTATTGGGTCCAACATATTTTGGTGGTTATATAAAGTTTTTATCTATATTAGGTTTTTTTATTTCTTACTTAGGTAATCAAAATTATAAGGCTACTTTTTATTTTAAACTGCCTAAAACAGCAGGTGGGTCCGTATTTCCATTAGCCTGGACTACACTTATTCCATTTATATTATCAGCATCATTAAATCTTTATGCGTTTTCAGATCTAGGAAAACTAGCATTTCCTGGTAACTTTGGAAATTATAGTATATTTAATTCATTAACACCACCAATATTAGTTGCGCTGGGAGGTGCTATTGAAGGTTTATTTGCGGAAACAATATTTGATCAAAAAATACACGCGTTTGCTGTAATTCTTTTTAACGCTGGTTTTTGGTTGCAACTTAATATGATAACAAAAGCTACTGATATTTTGTGTAGGTATTAAAGATAAAAATTATATTAAAGATAAAAATGATATTAAAGATAAAAATAATATTGTATTATAGATGAAATATTTTGTTCGATATGGATTCAATAATGATTCAATAGATATTACATCAACTATCATGGAAAAACTAGTAAAAGATAGATATTATGAAATACCTAAGTTAGATGATGTTACAAGAGGTAGAACATATGGAGATCCTAAGTTTGGTGTTGAAAAATGTATATATTTAACTTCAGATGAAGGACATTTGTTTGTTATAAAAAATTCTGAGTTTGCGTACATAGATACCCAAGATGAAATATTGTATTTAAATGAAAAACCAGATGATATAGAGTAAAAAATAAAAAATAAAAACTTAACTTAACTTAACTTAACTTAACTTAATTATAATTATATTATAATTTCAACGCCTATGGTGTAGTGGTAACATGTTTCCCTTCCAAGGAAGAGCCCCGGATTCGATTTCCGGTGGGCGTATCTTTATAAAAAATCATAATTTATTATGATTTTTTACATACAAAAATAAATATTTATACATCAATCATTTTAACTTCACCATCATCGGTGGTTTCTATATATCCAACAAGTCGTGGTTCGATATTAGGATTTTCTAATGCTTGATAATAACTTTCAATATCATATAATTTAGCACGTTTAGGTGTTATTTGTCTGTATATATATTTATCACCTCGTATTTCAACTTCTTCTAAGTCATCCCACACAGCCTTTTCCTTTTTTTGTTGGTTTGTGTAATCAGTTACTTCTTTTTTGTAATTGGGTGTATAAGAATATGTGTAAGGAGAAGGTTCACCAAACTGAAGACAATTTATTTGTTCTATTCCCCCTCGTTTAGAGTATACAGCACAATCAATAGCAGTTTCTTTAATAGCCTTTGTTAATTTTGTAGTAACTTGTTGTTTTATTGTAGATATTTCATATAATGCTTCATCACTTGTTAAGGGTTGATCAGTAGTTTTGCCAGTATCTTTCGCTACTAAATCTAAAGCATCATCACTAGTTTTTTGTTCATTTGTAAATGTCATTAAATATATAAAAACTTCAACAGATTGTAAAGATTCTGGAAGATTTTTATGACTACAAATACGTCTAGCTCTTCCAATAACTTGTTCTACTCTAACTGGATGCCAATATGGTTCCATAATATGCACATAACGAGTATTTCTTAAATTAATTCCTTCTGAACCAGATGCTGTAATCATTAAAACTTTTATTATTTCTCCCATATTGTTGTTATTTGCTATTTCTTTTAATTGATTAGTAATAGGTAAATTAGGATCCCAATCACCATTATAAATATTACGAATCATTTCTTTTTCTTCAGCACTTTCGGTTCCAGTATATAATGCGTAGGTAGGTTTTCCTCTATTAGCATCACTAATATTTAATACCCAATTACCTGTGTTATTTTTTTTAATTTTAAATTGAGTAAATCCATGATAATCAAGAACCATTTTAAAAATAGCTAATCCTTCCAACGTTCTGAACTGACTATAAATTAAATGCAAGCCAATATGTTCTGGATCAATAATATTTTCTAATATAGCTAAATATTTTGGACTATATTTTTCAAGTCCTTGATTACTTAGTATGTCCTGTTTATTTTCCTTAATATATTCTAATGCTTGTTGAATACGTTGTTGATAATTTATATCACCCATAGTATCTAATACTTCATCACCTTCCTGTTGATTATTACCATCTTTTTCCACCAAATCATTTGTTCCTTTTTTCTTTACTTCTTTAATAGCATTTTTATAAAGTGATTCAAATTGTTGTTCGTTTGCTACGTCTTCTTCATTTGGTAAAGGTCTTCCAGGAGGCCTAGGCATAACAAAATTACAAAATAATCTAGAAAATATTCTATATGTAGATGTAGGCTCTGTATAAATATCTTCTTTATTTTGGTTAGATTGTTTTTTTTGTTTTACTTGTTTTTCTTCTTTTCTTTCTGTTTTACGTGCCGATTCATAAATAGCAAATTGATAATTACTCATAGGTATTTTAATAACATGAAGATCAGATAATATATTATAACGAGGTAATAAACCTTCTTGCGCACTTCTAAAATAAGATGTAAGTCCTATAATACGACGTTTAAATAATTCAACATTATGTAAATCTCCTATATTGGGATTTTCTATATTCGAAGAAATAAACATGCTAGTAAAATCTTCTAATTTATCAGGTAAACATTTAAATAATTTAATTCGTATTTTAGGTATATTTACATTAATATTATTATCTTTTAAAATACTTAATATACGTTTCTCAAAATCATTATCATCCAATAATCCTTTATTATATTCATTATCACTAGAATGATTAGTTACTCCTACATATCCATCTTTTTTAGAATATTTACTTTCAAATCCATAAGGATTACGTGTAATAGACAATATTTTATCTTTTGTATAATTAACATAATCTAAATATCTATTTTTAGATAATATATTTTCTAATCGTTCTTTCATTTTAGAATGACTATCTGACGTTTCAATAGGTAATTCCCATGTTTTAATAAATCCTCTTAAAATATTAAATAAAATAGCTATTTCATTTGGATAATTAATAATAGGTGTTCCAGTTAATAATACTATGCGACAATTTGTTGCGCTTAATAACATTTCATATAAAATAAGAGATAGCGCATATGGGTATTTTTCTTTATTTCCACGTTCGTCATATACAATATCCTTTTCCTTTGATAGTTTGTTTACAATTCTGCTAATAAAGTTGTGTGCTTCATCAATAATAACAATAGTATTATCAAATATATTTGTTTCAAAATTATCGCTTAAGTTTTTTAATTTTTCACGTCTTAATCCATTATATTTAATGAATTGATATTTAGATTCGATCATCTTATCTAATTGATCATCTAAAGAATTAATTTCATTAGCGTTTAATGTATCATAATTATTTTCTTTTTTATAATTTACTAACCATGCCCCCTTTTTTCTTTTGATGTATTCAATAGGTAGGTTTAATATACTGGATAAAGTATCTAGTGCTTCAGGATTAGTTTTTAATGATATCCATTCCCAATGTTGTTGTTTTTTATAAAGACTATCCCCGCATTTTTTTAGTTCTTCTATATAATTTCTTTCTAATGATGCTGGTAATAATATCATAACTTTTTTCGTGCTTTTCATTCCTTCAGCAATAGCAATAGATGTGCATGTTTTACCAGAACCTAGACCATGGTAAAGTAATAATCCTCTATAAGGTGAATATAAGTTTAAATAATCTCTCACTATTTTTTGGTGAGTAAGTAAAGAAAACTCTGTAGTATTTTTACCAATATCATCACACGTAATAATATTCTTATCATCAAGTATTTCTTTCCTATAAGGTTTAAATAAAGAATTAATAAAATTAACAAATATTTCACGATTATTCATAATGTAACTAGCAACTTTAATGTTAACCTTTGGTTGTTTAGGTGGTAATTGTGTAACAACATTTCTATTATTTAATTGAATCCATTCTTCAACAGGTAATGTTGAAATACCCTTCTGTGGTTTTGTTGTTTTACGTTTAGATTGTGATGATGGACCATCATAATCATTTTTTAATTCTATTTTTTTCTTCATTTTTTTCATTTTTGGTAAAATATTTGTAGTAATAGTAGGAACTATATTATCAGTTGTTGCTTGTTTATTAATACGAGCATATAATTCATCTCTATTAAATCCTTTTGACAATTCATGTTCATCAATTAACATAAATGATGAATCACCAGACTCATCTTTAGATGATTTAGGAAGATAAATCTTAAATTCAGTAAACTCACTTAAAGTTGGTTTTTTCTTTGCTTTACTAATTAAACTTTCTAAAGGATTCATATACTTATATTATATTTATATAAAACTTTATATTGAATATGCGTTAATTTTATTAAGGGCTTCATTACATGCGATTTGTTCGGCCTTTCGTTTAATTTTATGTTGTCCTTCTCCAAGGAATATAAATACTTTATCATTTTGCTCTATATATTCATTAATACTTTTAAAAGTTTTTAATTGGTCAATATGTAATGCTTCTTTATAATGAACACTATGAATTGGTTGTCCAACACATAAATAAACTCCCATTTTATACCCTAAATCTAGGTCATGTTCAATTTCAATATAATATGGGGTTACCTTAAATTCTTTTTGTAATTTAACCTGAAGAATATTTTTATAATTATCATCATTTTGAATTAATGATGTCCAATCAATATGCTTTTCAAATATATTTTCAATAAATTTTTGTGCGATTTGGAAGCCTGGACCAGTAACAAATATATTAGTAAACCATCCATCATCATCTTTTATATTTATTTTATTAAAATCCAAAAACAATGCTCCTAAAAATGCTTCAAATAAACATCCTAATTTTTTATGATTTACTCTAATTTTCTTTTCTTCAGCATGTTTTGATAATATTAACCATTTATGTAATCTCATTTCATAAGCAATTTTACCAATTGCTTCATTTTTTACTATCGCAATTTTCTTTTCTGTCATAAATCCTTCATTTTCTTTAGGAAAACGTCGGTATAGATAATATTTAGTAATTAATTCTAATACTCCATCTCCCAAAAACTCTAATCGTTCATTTGATTTTGATTTTAAATGCATACAATCATTAGGACGTTCTACTATTGTAATATTTTGATTAAGATTTTCAATATGAGGACGTTTAGTATAAGAACGATGTACAAACGCACGTTTGTATAATTCTAAATTATTAACTTGTCCTGGAACACCATATTTTGTAAGAATAGATTGAACTTCATTCAATGTAATCTCAATATTTAGTGAATTATATGGGTCAAATATTAAACCTTCTTCTTCTTTTGTAATATCATCATCATGTAATATAGCTTTATCATCTATAAAATCGTCCATATGTATATAAATATATATTGTTATATTTAAGCACATTTAAAATATTATTTTCATAAAAAATAATATTTAGGTTATATATAATCATGGTGTTAATGTCTGCCGGAAAAGCTGCCCGAAACCAATCCGTTATTATAAACAGAACTGTCCAAAGTGGTGGAAGTGTTGGTGGAAACAAAAAAACAGGCACTGCCTCTTCTGCTTACTGGTCTAATGGAAATACTCCTTTACCCACTAACTTTCCTGTATGCTTATGCGATACATCTGTTAAGTTTGCTATGGCAGTAACTACTCGCGCCCCCTTCCAACGTCGTAGAAATGGTGCTAATGTCGGTCGTGGTATGTTATAAAAAAGTTTTATCTTATATAAGTATTTAAGAATAATACAATATTATGTTTATTATATTATTTTAAAATGAAAATAAAATTAGATTATCGTGAAAAAGAGTTAATTAGTCTATGTCAACGTAATTTAGAAATAGTGCAAAATTACAAAAATATAGAAATAGTTGTAGAGAATTTACCATTAGGAGATATAATTTTAGAAGAAAATGATATTTCTTTAATAATTATTGAGAGAAAAACTTTAGCAGATTTAGGTTCTAGTATTAAAGATGGTAGATATGAAGAACAATCTTATAGGTTGGGAGGTTTAGATCATCATAATCATAATATTATCTATTTAATTGAAGGAGACCTTAATAAATATAATGCATTTAGAGATAGATATGATAAAACCACTATTTATTCAGCTATGTTTTCAATAAATTATCATAAAGGATTTTCATTAATGCGAAGTATGACGATACAAGAAACAGCCAATATCATTTGTAATATGGCATATAAGTTAAACAAAGCTGATGCTAATAAGAAAAAAGGATTTTATATGTCGAATATAGTTGTTAATACTGATGATAAAGAAAAGGACATAATTAAAAATGAGAATGAGACTGAGAATGAGAATGAGAATGAGGGTAGTTTAAGTATACCATCTAAGGATACAAATTATTGCAACGTGATAAAAAAAAATAAAAAAGACAATATAACACCAGATAATATAGGAGAAATTATGCTATGTCAAATACCAAGTATTAGTTCTACGACAGCAAAAGCTATTCTTTTATCATTTAGTAGTATAGGAGAATTAATTAAATGCGTTAAAGAAGACAACTCATGTTTAAATAATATTACTTATAATGATTCTAAAGGAAAACCTCGCAAAATTACTAAAACATCTATAGCTAATATTATAAAATATTTAGCTATTAGTTAATAGGTATATATATTTTTTAGGTATTTATATATATAAATGGATAACGATATGTTGAGAATAATTGGTTTGATAGTAGTAATAGGATATATTATTTATTTAATTCTTGGTGCTGTTAAAATACAAACTAATGTATTAGAAGGATTAGTTGGTTCTATGAATGGGGAAGGTGGGTCCTCCGAGAAATATCTAAGTTCTCTTAATGAAGAAATAATTAAATTACAAGATACATTATTAATAGATAAGTATAGAGATCAATATGATTCTGTTACGAAAAGTTTAGATGAATATTTAACATTAATGATGCTAAAGAAATCTTTACATATTGATCCCCAAGCAGATGAAAAGAAAAATATGCAGTCATTTACTGATCTAAATAATCTTTACCAAGCCAAAGTTGCCGTTGAACAATTAAAACATGATATGGAAAACAATTTATAATAATATTTACACAATAAATGAAAAATGTGAATATTATTTATTCTACTCTATCTGAATTGCTACATTATTTCCTTTATATTTTCCAGCTTTAACATTTTCACGAGTATATTCTACACCTCCCCAATTACTATCCATCGCATTATCACTATACAATAGACTTTCTTGTTTTTCATTTATTTTATCTAAAGGTGTTTTTTTTCCAATATAGAATGAACTAGGATCATAAGCAGGAGGCATATTTTGATTAAAAGGAGGAAAATCATTTTCAGCATTTATTAATGGGATATGTTGATTATAATTAGGATCTGCTAAAGGTAAATGCATTGGAGTTGTTGCACTAGATGTATTTGAACTAGAACTAGAAGATGTATTTGATGGTGGTAATCCACCTTGAGGTTCCGTAGGAGAAGTTTGAACTTTATATACTTCATCGCCTTGAGCATCATAAGAATGTTGTAAAAATAATACAGGACAATTAATACCTTGACTACGTTGCCATGTTACAAAGTCTACATATTGTTCTAGATTTTCAAATATAAGAGGATTTACCCCTGGAACATTTGCTAATTCTGTATTTTGAAGATATATTTTACAACCTTTTTGAATTAATAAATTAGGACATTTTTTCTTTTTATTACCAGTAAATTGTTCTTTTTGTTCATTTGAATTTGTGCAGTAACAAAAATACATTCCCAATATAAATATAATTATTAGTATTATAATTCTTGTCATAATTTGTATATATTAAAGTAATAAAATATTTTATTAATATACCTATTAAAATATTTAAATACTTAATGTTTAATATTTATATAAATTATATGAAATATTATATGAAAGGTATCACAAAAGATAAGTGTCTTGCCATGGACATTTCAACGTCCTTCGCAAATGAAATGATATTATATTGCCATATTCCAAAATGTAGTGGAACAAATACAAATGAATATTTAAGTAAAAAATTTAAAGATAATTATAAATGGTATATTCATCGTATACTACAATATGATATTCATAAATACACTGACTATTATAAATTTACCATAATTAGAGATCCTATAGAAAGATTAGTATCTTTATATTTTTATCAAACTAATAACATAAAAATATTTAAGGAAAGAGGAACGTTAGAAAATTTTCAAGGTGATAACTGGAATATCATTTCTAACCTTTATAATAAATATAATATTAATTGTATTAATTCATTTTTAGATAATTATCCAAGATTTTTTGCTAATGAAGTAAAACCATATATATCTAATTTAAAACATATTAATGAAACAAAGAATATGTGTGAATTCTATATCAATGGTTATTTACCACAATATTTATTTATATGCGATAATAATTTTAATATATTAGTAGATGATATTGTTAATATTGAGAATGTCGAAAGTTTTATGTTAAATAAATTTGGAATTAAAATGAATAAAAAAAAAATAAATATACACACACATACAAATGATAATTATTATAAGTACTTATCGGAAAAAAATATTAAAGATATAAAAGAAATTTATAAAGAAGATTATAAATATTTTTCTTTCTAAGCAGTTTTATCATAAAAACACGTGGCCAATATATAACACTTATCTAGCGATATAGGCATATATTAGTGTATAATATTATAATTAAAATATTTAAAAATTAATATTTATTTCTTTAATTATATTATGAATATAATAGATATAGGGTATCCTTCATTAAACAACGATAAAGATCGCGAAAACATTAATTTATTAAACAAAATGATTGATGATGGTAAAAATGTATTTTTATTTATATTTTGTGATAAATGCGGACCTTGTCATGAAACTATTCCTAAATGGAAGGCTATTAAAAAATATAATAAAGATGATATAATTGCTTTAGTCAATAAAGATTATTTTAATGAATTAAAAAATGTAGGTGTGGAACCTATGGGATTTCCTACTTTACGATATATCAATAACACTCCAACAGGATTAACAATAGAAGAATATAATGATTCTTCGTTTAAAGGTGATAAAGATAGAAGTGTTGAATCATTTACTAATTGGATTCATCATCATCATGGAAATAAAAAAAGTGTAAAAGGAGGTGACGCAAATCCTGAGAGAAGAACTTTACTTCCTAATCTCCCAGATAGACCAATTAATCGACCTCGTGTTCGTGATCGAATTATACGTAATATTAATAGACCATCAACACCTGAAATGATAGCTCGAATGCAAGCTAATAGAAGAAGCAACTCACAAAATGGTGGTAAAAGAAAAACAAAAAAGAATAAAACAAGTAGAAAATCTAAAAAAAAATCCAGAAGAAAGACACGCAAGTATCATCGTAAAAAAAAATAATATAAATTAGATGGTAACTCTATTTTTATAAAAATTGAAGAAAATAGAGTTAAATAAATAAATGTAAATATTAAAATGAGCAAATCATTTCGTTTAGTTGATTTTAACATATATAATGAATCTGTTACATGTGATAGTAGTGAAAGTAGTAGTGATGACGAAACTAATAAGAAATTCTCAAGTAACAATAGTAAATTTATAATTCAGATGTTTGGACTAGATGAAAAAGGGGATACCGCATCTATAATAGTAAATGATTATAAACCATTCTTTTATGTGAAAGTTGAAGATTTGTGGGTAGAATACACAAAAAATCAGTTTTTAAAGGAAATAAAAAAGGAAGTAGGAAACTATTACGCAAATGCGATATCAGATTGTAAATTTATTGAACGTCAAAAATTATATGGATTTGATGGTGGAAAAAAACATAAATTTATTTTATTACAATTTGAAAATATTCAAACTTTTAACAGAGTTAAAAATATATGGTATAACAAGGGAAAACTAATTCCAGGTGGGTATACATATGCCGAAACATCGACTTATATATATGAATGCAATATTCCTCCTTTATTAAGATTCTTCCATATTAAAGATATAAGCCCTTCTGGATGGATTTCGATTACTTCAAATAAATCTTTAATTAAATCTGTGAATAAAAAAACAACATGTGTTTACGAAATAGAGATAAGCAAAAAATCACTAATACCATTAAATGATAAAGAGGATAGAGTTCCGTATAAGATAATGAGTATGGATATTGAAGCTAGTAGTAGTCATGGTGATTTTCCTGTGCCTAAGAAGTCATATAAAAAGTTAGCAACTAATATAATAGAATTTTTAGAAAAATTGGAAGCAGGTTCAGAAGATTCTTATAAACATCATATTATAAATATATTACTTACAGCATTTGGATATAATCCAACTACTTCAAACGAATATATTTCTATTGATTTGGTTTATCCTAAAAAGGTTCCTTCATCAAAAGAAGATGTAACAAAAATGATTAATAAATGGATAGGATTAATAATTGAAGAAAATAGTGATAATACTAGTGAAAAAAATGATTATAGTATAGAATCCCAATTTGAGAAGATGAGTAAATATGCTGATGAAGATGATGGTGATCAGAACGTTGGAAAAACTAAATCAAAATTAGAACTTACAAAAGATACAACAATTATAAATATATTAACTGATAAGAGTTTGAGTCGAGATACTAAACTAGATATATTAAATGATTCATTAACTAGACAAGACACATCTCCTTTTCCTACTTTAGAAGGTGACAAAGTAACATTTATAGGTTCGACCTGTTTAAAATATGGAGAAAAAGAACCTTATTTTAATCATTGTATAGTGTTGGGAAGTTGTGAAATGCCCAAAGGAGATAATATTGAAATAGAATGTTATGATACTGAACGCGAGGTGTTATTAGCTTGGAAGAGACTAGTAAATAGGGCGAATCCTGATATTATCACCGGATATAATATATTTGGTTTTGATTATAATTTCATGTTTCAGCGTGCCGAAGAAAATAATTGTGTAGAAGAATTTTTAAAAATGTCAAGAAACAAGGATGAAATATGTGGATCAGAGATTTCCTTTAAAATAGGTGATAGAATTATCTGGAAATCTAAAGAGGGTAAGATTATAAGTACTAACAGAGATTTTACTTATAATATTCAATTAACAAAAAATAGAAAAGAGTTTGAAAATATAAGTGAAAAGGATATTCAACATAAGGGGAGGGTCGAAAAAAGATATAAACTAGAAGAAAGTGCTATTGTATTAGCAAGTGGACAGCATGATTTAAAATATATTAAAATGAACGGACGTATTCAGATAGATTTATATAATCATTTTCGACGGGAAGAGAACCTTACATCATACAAATTAGATTACGTAGCGGGGCATTTTATAGGTGATGTAGTTAAATCATTAAGCAAGACCAAGACATCAACTACTATTAATAGTGACAATCTTACAGGTTTATTGGTAGGAAGTTATGTTCATTTTGAAGAGATCGGACATTCCACAGATAATTACGATAATGGTAGTAAGTTCATTGTGAAAAAGATTAATAAAGAGGATAAATCTTTTGTAATTAAAGGAGTAATAAATCCTGATATGAATAAAAAAGTAAGATGGGGTTTAGCTAAAGATGATGTAACACCAAAAGATATTTTTAGACTAACAAATGGTAGTTCTAAAGATAGAGGTATAATTGCGAAATATTGTATTCAAGATTGTAACCTGGTCCATTATCTAATGAATAAAGTAGATGTATTAACAGGAATGATAGAGATGTCTAAGATTTGTAGTGTTCCTATAAGTTTCCTTGTATTACGAGGACAAGGAATTAAACTAACGAGTTATGTGGCAAAAAAATGTCGAGAAAAAAATACATTAATGCCTGTAATAGAAAAAATGGATTCAGATGATGGATATGAAGGTGCTATTGTTCTTCCTCCAAAAACTGATTTATATATGGATAATCCGGTTGCTTGTGTAGATTATGCTTCTTTGTATCCCTCATCTATGCTTAGTGAAAATCTATCTCATGATAGTAAGGTGTGGAGTAAAGAATATAATCTAAAAAATGTATTAATTGCTGAAACAGGAGAACTAGATGAAGATGGGAATTATCTATATGATAATTTACCAAGTTATGAATATGTTAATGTTACATATGACACATTTAAATATGTAAGAAAAAATCCAAGTGCAGCCGCTGAAAAAATAAAATGTGGATACAAGATTTGTAGATTTGCCCAATTTCCAAATGGAACTAGAGCAATTATGCCTTCTATTTTAGAAGAATTATTAAAAGCCAGAAAATCAACACGGAAGTTAATTCCGCAACAAAGCGATGAGTTCATGAAAAATGTCTTAGATAAGAGACAATTAGCATATAAATTAACAGCTAATTCTTTGTATGGACAATGTGGAGCAAAAACAAGCACATTTTATGAAAAGGATGTTGCAGCATCTACTACAGCAACAGGTAGGTTATTGCTAACTTACGCTAAACGCGTCATAGAAGAAGCTTATGGTAATAGAGTATGTAACACAAGTAAATATGGAGATGTAGTTACAAAAGCAGAATATATATACGGAGATACAGATTCAGTATTCTTTACATTTAATCTAGAAACAACAGACGGGCAACCTATTCGAGGTCAAAAAGCATTAGAAATTACAATTGAATTGGCTCAGGAAGCTGGTCATTTAGCGTCCCAATGTTTAAAAGGACCACATGATTTAGAATATGAAAAGACGTTCATGCCCTTTTGTTTATTATCCAAAAAAAGATATGTTGGAATGCTTTATGAATTAGATCCTAATAAAGGAAAACGTAAGGAAATGGGTATTGTTCTAAAACGTCGCGATAATGCTCCTATAGTGAAAGATATCTATGGTGGGATTATTGATATATTAATGAAACAACAAGATATAAAAATGGCTATGGACTTTTTAAATACATCCTTACAGAATATTGTGAATGAAAAATATCCAATGGATAAATTAATTATAACGAAGTCGTTAAGGTCTGGATATAAAAATCCTCAACAAATCGCTCATAAGGTATTGGCAGATAGAATAACCGCACGAGATCCTGGAAACAAACCTAATGCCGGAGATAGAATCCCATTTGTATATATTCATAATATAAATAAGAAGGCGCTTCAAGGAGATAAAATAGAGATTCCTAGTTATATTGTAGAAAATAATATCAAAATAGACTACTCCTTTTATATAACAAATCAAATTATGAAACCAGTTCAACAATTATTTGCGCTTGTATTAGAAAAAATCTGGGAAATGCAAAATAAAAAATCTAAATTGTTAAAGTTTAAACGAGAAATAGAAGCATTACGTAAAACAACGCCATCGGATAAATTAGATGATAAATTAGAATCACTTAGGAATAAAGAAATTAAAGTATTACTATTTGACAAATACATAAGAATGACAACTAATGTAAAAGAAGGTAATCATGAAATAACATCATTCTTTAAATATTGATTGAAAATAATACAAAAATATCTAATATTTATATAGTAAAATTATATGATTAATATGATTAATATGATAAAGGAAACATATTCATATTTAAGTAAAAATTGTATATCCGATTTAAATGATAATGATAATGATAATGATAATGATAATGATAATGATAATGATAATGATAATGATAATGATAATGATAATGATAATGATAATGATAATGATAATAATGATAATGATAATAATGATAAAATTATATTTAAAGGTGACAAATATATCTATTATAACACCCTTAAAAAAGAAACATTATATGAAAGTAAAAATAAAAATGTTATATTCAAATATGTAGAAAAAATATATATTAATGATTTTCATATCCAACAAAAATTGAATAAACGTTTATTTGATGAAATGAATTACCAATATTATAATTTATATTATTCAAAAAAAGTAATAATGGATATAAGTAATGATATTAAAAAAATATATTCAAACACAACTTGGTATGATATTTATTTAACGTTGGTATATATATACTATGGTATAATGTTAAATGAACCAGATAATGATTGGTTAGATTCTAATTTTTTACGTCAATATGCGTATAATTATACAGATGTTACTAATTTATATCTTTCAATTATATGTAAAGATATTTTAACAGAGGGTAATAAGAATTTATCAAGTTATATACGTAGAGTTTTTTTAGGTTTTAATATAGAATAAGATACAATATAATATAAATTATATCTTATTTAAAGATACATTTGGAACAAAGCCATGTTCCTAAAACTATCCACATAGAATCAATAGTATCTCCCCCTTTATGATTTATCCATCGTAATGCTTTACAATGAGGAGACGCAATATAAAAAGGTGCTAAAAAAAATCCATTTAGATCCGATGGAACACAATATCTAGTATATAGATGAGCTGAGAAAAAATGTAATAAAAACCACAAAATATAAATATTACTAACCTGATACATTTGAATACAAAAAGGTTTAATCATTGTCCATTTCGATAATAAATGATTTCTTAATATAATTTGATTTGATAAAAATGGATAATCTTCGTCTTCGTTCTCATTCTCATTCTCATGCTCATTCTCATGCTCATTCTCATGCTCATTCTCATGCTCATTCTCATGCTCATGCTCATTCTCATGCTCATGCTCATTCTCATGCTCATTCTCATGCTCATTCTCATTATTTTCTTCTTTTTTTACAATTCGAGTATTAGTCATTTTAATATTAATATATATTAATTTATATTCTTTATCCAAAATTAATTTGATTATTAGATGGATCGATGACAGGATATGTAAAATTAAAATAATTATTTGACGCATCAACATTAGGATAACCAAATAGAGATGATGATGAAGTATTATTTGAGTTACTATTTGAGTTACTATTATTAATCATAGCATTTATTAATTCTTGTGTAATATGTTCTAATGATGGTGGTATTATCTGACTTGTAGAAGAGAAAGGGATATTTGACGATGATATAGTTAAAGAAGAAGATGATGTATTATTTAAAGTATTTAAAGTATTATCTTGGTTATTCGTATCATTATCATTATCGTTATCGTTATTGTTATTGTTATTGTTATTGTTATTGTTATTGTTATTAGTATCAGTATCACTATCATCACTTCCTATTTGGGATGATAAAGAAGTATTTTGAGACCTTGGAGAAGGAATTGTATACTCCCTAATATCATACCTACATACAGGACATTGAACATGTAAATTTATCCATTGATTAAATGTATCGGGTATAAACAAATGATTACAATGCAATATTTCAGTAACTATTGTATCAGTTTGAAAAGGTTCTAGTGAAATAGGACATCTAGTATTTATAGGATTTTCAATATCTCTATAATTAACTAATCGCGTAGCAATACGTATTTGTTCTGGAGTTGGTCTTACTATAACATTTTCTTGAAAACTTTGAAATTGTTCATCTAAAGATGGCATAGAAAACAAAGGAAAATTAGGAATTGGAATTTGTGTGCTTAAGCGCATGCTTGAGAGAAAAGGAGGCGCTCTATTTGTGTCAACATTATTATGACTAGATTGACTAGATTGATTAGATTGATTAGATCTAATAGAAATAGGAGATGTTTGGGATAAAATAGAAAAACTATTATTTGTAGTAGGTGAGTTTACTGGATTGTTATGTGAGTTATTTACTGGATTGTTATGTGAGTTATTTACTGGATTGTTATGTAAACGTATTAATATATCTATATTATTTCGAATATTATTTTGAGCCTCCAATAATGTATCAATTTGATTATTGTTTCTATTATATAATTCTACGTATATATCTAGTAACACGCGTTGATCATAAGTTAGTAAAAATTGTGAACGTAGATTTGACATAATCTATATAAATAGTTATATATAATTATTAAATATGTTTAAATATATTTTATCAAAGTGATATATGCTAATACATTTAAATGATAATACTAATACTAAATATAAAAATAAAGGATTGACAGGACTAACAAATTTAGGTAATACTTGTTTTATAAATAGCTGTATTCAAATATTATCTCATAGTTATGAAATAAATAATTTTTTAGATAAAGGGAATTATAAACATATATTAAAATCAAAACAAGAATCTGTTTTATTATTAGAATGGGATAATTTAAGAAAATTAATGTGGAGTAAAAATTGTATAATTTCTCCTGGTAAATTTATTAAATCTATTCAAGAAGTTGCTAGAAAAAGTAACAGAGATATATTTACAGGTTTTTCACAAAATGATTTACCAGAGTTTTTCATATTTTTAATTGATTCTTTTCATATATCATTATCACGCGAAGTTAAGATCACAATAAAAGGCAATATAGAAAATGAAGAAGATCAATTAGCGACAAAATGTTTTAAAATGATTCAAACCATGTATTCTAAAGATTATTCTGAAATGTATGAACTATTTTATGGAACTCATATATCAAAACTTACAGGTATGGATAATAAAGAAATATCATCCACGCCTGAACCATTTATGCTTCTTAATTTACCGATACCATCTGACAAAAAATCTCCTAATTTATTTGATTGTTTAGATCTTTATACTCAGGATGAACATTTAACAAATGATAATGGTATATATAATGAAAAAACGAAACAAAAAGAAGATGCTATTAAAAGTATTAAATTTTGGTCATTACCCAGAATATTAACTATTGATTTAAAAAGATTTAATCAAAGAAATCAAAAGGACCAAAGGTTGGTAGATTTTCCTTTAGAAGGACTTAATTTATCACGTTATATAATTGGATATAATAAAGACGATTCTATTTATGATTTATATGGTATAGCAAATCATAGTGGTGGTGTTCATGGTGGACATTATACATGTTTTATCAAAAATGCGAATAATAAATGGTATTTATTTAATGATACTAATATTGCAGAGGTTAAAAATCCTCAAGAATTGATAACCCCTAAGGCATATTGTTTTTTTTATAGAAAAAAAATATAATAATTAATATTATCATCTTATGATATATATAATGGACGTAAATACTAGATCTACTTTAGAACCTGATTTTATGTATAATTCAATTAATAATTTTGTATTTAATAAAGGAACTATCCTAATCATATTAGTCGTAATAATACTTTATATTTCATTATTTTCTTCTTTAGGAGGTTCTTCATCATCTGATATGTCAGAAAGTTCTAATAATTCAGGAAGTGGATTAATAGGAATTATAATGTTTATAATTTTTTTACTATTAGCCTTTAACTTATTTGAATACTTTTTTAGTATAAATGTTTCTGCCTCTTTACATGACTTATTTTCTGACGATTCTAGTATTGATATCAATATTAATCAAACAACTGATAATACTATAGATCCTTCTCCACCTATACCAGAAATAACAACAGAAAAACAAGTATTTAATATACCACAAAATCAATATACTTATAATAACGCCAAAGCATTATGTAAAGCTTATGGTGCTGAATTAGCAGATTACGAACAAATAGAGGATTCATATAATAATGGTGGTGAATGGTGTTCATATGGATGGTCTAAAGATCAACTAGCTTTATATCCAACACAACAAAAAACTTATGATAAATTACAATGCATACCAGGACATGAACATGATTGTGGACGTCCGGGAATAAATGGAGGATATATAGCTAATCCTAATGTAAAGTTTGGTGTAAATTGTTATGGTTATAAACCAGAAATTACATCAACAGAAGCTGAAATGTTACGTAATACATTACCTTATCCTAGAACTCAAAAAAATATTAATTTTGAAAATCAGGTGGATTATTGGAAATCTCAATTAGCGAATATATTAGTATCTCCTTTTAATAAAAAAGAGTGGAGTGAATAATTATTATATCATTTAGGTAGTAATAATATAATAAATATAGAACAAATATAACATTTTTATTTATTCTTTTTAGTAGATTTGTGACTTATAGATCTTTTAGATTTTGTTTTATTTTTACTTGATTTTGATTTTGAATCGGTAGTTATTAATTCCAATAATTTATCATATATATCTGTGGATATGTGTGTATCAGTATTTATATATTTATTATTGATAATTGAACAAGGAATATAAGAACTTGGGTGATATAAATAAGGAATAGGTGCAGCTAAATCAGTAAATAATGATTTTATAGTTTTATTACCACCTGTAATAGACGATGCTGTGATGCTACTATTTAATAATTGTTGAGCATCTAATCCTCCAACTTTATATCCCTCACTAATAGTTTTACTAATAACCATATCAGATTCATCAATATTTGCATTAGTAAATGGTTTAGGCATTATGTAATAAATATATAAAAAAACCTTTAATTTATATATTTTTAATTCATATAACGTTTTAATTCATGAACCATTTTAACTTCTCTATTATTCTTAATATGATTTAAAATAATAGTAGCTTGTTCCTTATTAGGAATAATTTCTCCTAAAGTTTTTTCAATATATTTGAATGATAATGGTGTTGATACAGCATTTTTTGTAAATTTTAACTTACCATCACTGATTTGAATAACAGATTTATCTAACCCATTTTGTTCTGCATGATAAGTTAATTCTGTATTTAATTCAGTTTTTTTCTCACGTAATTCCTTAATTTTATCATTATATATTTTAATTTTATTGTCTATAGAAACCCATTCTTGAATTTTATTCTCAAAACTCATAATTATTATGATATATGAAATCATAATAATTTATTAATAATTAACGCTTTTTGTGACTTTTTCTTCCCTTGCGTTTTTTATGACTTTTACGTGCCTTATGTGTTCTTGCCTTTTTGCGGTATTTTCTGTGTTTACGTGTTCTGCGTCCTCCAGCTTGGGCTGCGGAAGTAGCAGCTGAAGATGGAGAAACTAACGCTTGGACTGTAGCAGGGGGTGAACTGATAATCTCATTACCAAAAGTTTTAGGACCTCCTTCAAAAACTCTTGCATACTGAGTATTTCCATCCCCGTATAACCCATAATTATAAGCAGCAGCTGAATTACCGCCTCGTTTACAACTTCTCTTTCCCATAATATATAATAGAATCAGATAATATTTTTTTGTAAAAATATTATATTTACTTACGAGATTTATGTTTACGTGTTCCTTTTTTACCTTTTTTTCCTTTTTTACCATGCTTTCTTTTGTGTGTATATGCAAGTCCTAAAAGTGCTAATGCTGTTCCTAAAGCTCCACCACGTCTAGAATGACGTGTGGAACGTGTTCGGTGTCTTCTGTGATGACTACTCTTTGTGTGTTTTGCCATTATATATTATAATCAGATAATATTATTTATTAAATCCAATAGAATTATTCCGCATTATAATTATTAATAAAATGATTATTGCTAAAAGTAATGTAAAAATTAATATAATTAATAAGAAAAATAAATATAAATATGGATTTAATAGAGAAAAAATATAATTTATAATAGGTTTGGATATATGGTTTATTTCACTTTGTACATCATCTCGTTTTAAAACATTTAAACATTGATGTATGAATTCATTTGACATTATTATTATTTAATTATAAAATATTTTTTTTCCTAATTTTATATGCGTGTTAATATACTATATATTTTCTAGTTAAAAAATAATGAGTATTTATCAAATTAATGATGATTTTGATTTTAGTAAATTAACTTTAGGGCAACCTAGCACAATTCAAGGGGGTGCTTATTTTACTAAAATTAAACATAATAATAAACCATTATATATTGAATCCCCCCCTTGTTGTACTAAACAAGGGTTTATTAAAAGTGGTAAAAAAATGTATAGTGATTTAATGTTTGAACATCCTAATTTAGAATTTATAAATTGGCTTGAAAAATTAGAGGGTAAATGTCATGAAATGATTTATAATAATAGTTCAAATTGGTTTGAAAATAGTTTAGACTTAGATGATATTGAATCAACATTTACGTCTCCCATAAAAATTTTTAAATCAGGAAAATACTATTTAGTTCGTTGTAATATTAAATTACCAATTATTAAGGTGTATAATGAAAATGAAGAAAGTGTTCCGTTAGATGATATTAAAAGTGATACACAAATTATTTCTATTTTAGCTATTCAGGGGATTAAGTTTACAAATCGTAATTTTCAGTTTGAGTTTGAAATAAAACAGACGATGATTGTTAGCAAAGATAATATATTTGATACCTGTTTAATAAGTAAAAATAAACCATTAATACAAAAAAATAAGAATTTGAAATTAACTACCGAGCCTATATTATCCACATCACCTACAAATAGTATTAACTTAAATAAACTTGGAACAGCAATTATGGAAGATTCTTTAAATAATGAAGAAAAATTAGATACAGAAACATTTAGCAATAAATCTTTATCCTTAGAAGAAAATATAGAAGAACCAATTATTAAAAATGATATTAAGGAAGAAAAAATAATACAAGAAACTTTAGATGATTCTAATTCAAAATCAGATTTAGATTTAGACGTAAAATTAGATTTAGATGATAAACATAAAATTATAACTGAAAAAAATGATAATCTAATTACTACAATAGAAGAAATCCAATATAGTAAACAAAATGAACAAGATGAGCAAGATGAACAAGATGAGCAAGATGAAGATGATTTAAGTGTAGATAATCTAATTATGAATGATTCAATTATAGATAATAATAATGGAAATAAAAATCAATATGATGAAAATGAAAATGAAAATGAAAATGAAAATGAAAATGAAAATGAAAATGAAAATGAAAATGAAAATGAAAATGAAAATGAAAATGAACAATTAATTGAAGTTGATACAGATTTAATAAATAGTTCAAATGATTTAACTGAAGTTAATTTAGATACATTTAACAATACAATAGGGAGTATTAATTTAAGAAAACCAAATCAAATATATTATGAGATTTATTTAGAAGCTCGAAAAAAAGCAAAACAAGCAAAACAAGAAGCATTAAAAGCTTATTTAAAAGCAAAAGAAATTAAGGAAACATATATGCTAGAAAGTTTAGTGGATGATAGTGATGATAGTGATTTTGATATATCTAAAGATTCTGAGGATAATTTAGAAAATAAAACATAATTTATTTAATGTATTTTTCAAAAAAAAATTTTATCACTAGATTTATATAATGAGTAGTTTCACAAAACTAATGTCGGATTATGGAATTGGTGCATTAATAGCTTTAGTTATCCTAGCTTACGCAATTTCTTTATTTGGGGGATATTTATCCCATAAAGGCAGTGCTGGTTCTGAGACAATGGAAAGCACAGTTTCTAATCAATATAAGAAGAATGCTCCTTCCGTTGGTGGAGCTCCTCAACCTTCTGAACCTTTAGGACAAAATGAAGTATTTTCTACAGTCAGAGGAGTCGCCGGTCCACCTGTTGCTGGTGGATGTGCTAAACCAACCATTCAAAATCCCGAGGAACTCTTGCCTAAGGATAATAAATCTGAGTGGGCACAATTGAATCCCTCTGGACAAGGTGAATTAAGCAATATTAACTTATTAAGAGCTGGTGCTCAAATTGGTGTTGATACCGTAGGACAATCCTTAAGAAATGCTAACTTACAACTTCGTTCTGAAACTCCCAACCCCCAACTTTATACCGGTCCATGGAATCTTTCTACTATTGAGCCTGATTTTATGCGTCCTCCTTTAGAAATTGCTCAAGGATCTCAATAATTGAAACCCTTATCATTATATTTTTATTATAAATATTATTATATTTATAATATATCAATATGCCAAAAAAAAGTTTTACAAGTTCATTCTTTAATTATATACTTATTGGGTGTTTAATTGCAATGTGTTTAAAGATATATTTTAATTCAGAAGTATATAATTTAAAATGTATAATAGCTAATGAGAATGGAAAAAAATATTGTATTAGAGATAGATATAAAATAAAAGAAGCCGCGAATTTGCTAGCTAGTGCGGTTGATAATTGTTCTAAATTAGTTGAATATACAAAAAATAAGTATCCACAACGTGAAGATATTAAACGTTTAGTAGAAGGTTTTAATTCGAATAATATTAGTGAAACATTACCTAATAGCGAATTAACTGCATATAGTGAAAATAAGGGAGAAAAATTAGCATTTTGTTTAAATAGAACTAAAAATAGCAATAATAAATTAATAGATTTAAACACTTTAACATTTGTTGCGATTCATGAATTAGCTCATATTATGACCAAATCTGTAGGACATAAACAGGAGTTTTGGAATAATTTTAAATTTTTATTAGAAAACGCAGAAAAAGCAGGTATATATAATCCTGTTGATTATAAAAATGATCCTCAATCTTATTGTGGTATAACAATTACAGATAACCCATATTATGATGTATAAAATGTAGATAAATTTATATAATCATATAATTTATTAATTATATGATTTGTTATTTGTTATATATATATGTAATCAAGAAATAAAAATAATAGCACAAATATATATATATAACAAATGTCATCAATTAATTCAATATATAAAATAAATAATATGAAAAATAGGAATGAAACAAAATCAATACATGTATTTTATGGTTCGTCACAAGATAGAAATGAGTTAGAAGAATTATTTAAGAAAGATCCATTTAATGAAAAGTTTAATAATATAAATAATAATGAACCAATATTTACTGCAGATGAGATTAAAAAAATACAAGATAATAGTATTCCTGTGTATTTTACTAATAATCAAATACATTTTGATGATACAATACATAATATTAAATTAAAAATAATAGATGCTTTTTCGGAAGATATCCCTCTTGAAGAAATATATTTATTTTGCTATAAATATGAAATGTTAAATCCTATTCAAATCTATAATATTTTAACGCAAAATAATAAATTAAAAATAACACAAACACGATTAAATAATTTTTTAATAAACATTAGTAAAAGTAATAATTATTATGAATCATACGATTTTCCAAAAAAGGAAGAATATACATATGATGATATTATTGCTTTAGATTTAGAAGGCAATATTAAAAGAGTAACTACAACAATAGGACACAAACTAATAATAACCAACGATGAATATCCATTTATTCATAATCCTTATTTAGTTAACGAATATGATAAATTTACCGAACAATATGCTCGTAATTCCACAAGCACTTTAAATAATCAATTATTAATGGAAACAGGTAAAATAATCGATAATAACATTTATCTGTGCTTAGCCACAGCAGTATTGGAAGAAATGGAAAAAAAAGATATATCATTAAATAACACAATAGTTATTTATTATCCTTTACTTGCACAATTAAATATTACTGATATCGATTCTTTAATGGATAAACGTTATGAATTAATAGAAAATAATAAAGAATTATTAAATAAAAACATTATTCATAATTTTGAAGTAATTGATATGTTTTATAATACATTCAATAATAATCAAATAAATAAAAATAGTATTATATCAGGTATTAAAAGTATTCATTTAACTATTTATCCAACATATAAAATAAATATCCCATTAGATGTTATATTTAAATTAATTCATGCTAGTAAGAAATACCCTTTTATAAAATATAATCCTTCTATAAAATTAGAAAATATCTATAAACTTTATACTGAAAATGTTTCTGAAGATGGTAGAAAAATACCTCTTTTACCTAAATCCACTATCTTTAAATTAATGAAAAATATAGGGTCTAATAAAAGTGTATCGGTGTATGTAAATAATAG